GTTACCAAAAGTGTAACCACTTTCAGATCCTGTGTAGACATACACACGATTCTCTTCGACCATCATAGCTGCTTCGCTTGCGGTCAGTGGTGATCCGTAACGAATCTGTGCCTCTGCTGCTGCTGCCTCTGCGTTGTTCTCAGAGGCCTGTGCATTCTGTGCAGCGTTCTCTGCATTTGTCACTGCTGCCTGTGCCTGTTCGAGAGCGTCCTCTGCCTGTGCGATTGCTCCCTCGACACGATTTGCAAAGTCACGATACCACGCCTCTTTTGTCGGTTCAGGAACGACATCACCGACATCAATTGTTTTGAAAACAGGTATGTCTGCGATCTGAGATTTGAGGATGTAGTCTGTGCTCTCGACCTTCAAGACAAAGAAAAGAGTCCCGGAAATAGCACAGGCGTTTTTCGGGACGATCCACCCGAACCGCACCTGATCCGTGCTCATCTCTGCGTTCACTGCTTCGCTTGTGCCGTAGTATGTCCCGGACAGAGCATATTCAACGCTGAATGTCTTTGCGCTGATGTCGATTCCGTCCCAGTATCGAGGAAGGACAAATTTGATATACTGCGAGTTTTCTTCGCCTGCGACGAGTGCCTGTCCGACGATCTTCTCGAGTTTCTTTGTCTCTGCTGACATCTCAAACACGAGCGTGTCTGTGTATCCTTGTACTGTTTCACCGATTGGAGTCCAGTCTGCCATCACTCAACCTCCTTTATCACAGAATGGAGCGATCCGACCATCGCCCCATTCCTTTTACCAGAGGATACAAAACCTCTGGGTGTCGGATTATTCATTTTGTATCCTCCTCTCAAATCACGGTTCAGATGGAAGAGCTTCGCCCTGATAGACCGCTTCAGTCCATGCTGCATACTGTGTCGCCTCACTGGGTGTCGCAGATGCCTTGATGATGTTTCCACCGAGTCCTTCGTTGTAGACAGAGGTCGCCGTGATCGTGATGCTCTCGGTCTGAGGTTCTGTGGTCTCGGTCTTTGTGGTAGATCCCACAGAGGGACGAGTGGATGTGCAGTTGTACATCACATGGCGAACTGCATGAGCGTCCCCTGAGAACTCGAAGAGCAGAGCGAAGTGAACGACCTCTGCGTCCATCTTCTCGAACATGACGCCGTTGGAGTCCTCTGCAAATCCGAGAACATCCTTCTTGAAGTCGTCCGGGACTCTGGCAAGCTCCAGATCTCCAGAGTAGCCAGAGTTTGCTGCTGCCATGTAATAGACGATGTCATCAGCATAGAAAGGCGTGTTTTCACCCTGTGCCTCAAGGGACAGGGAAACCGCACCTCTCAGAGGCTTGGGTGTTGCGTATGTTGCACTGCCGTCTGCTGCGATCGTAGCAACTGCATAATGACAGTTCTTAATGCCGAATTTTACTTTGTTTGTGTTGGGCATTGTTATTCCTCCGTAATGATTACAGATGTTGAAAAAACGACCATGTACATTCGTTCATCTCCCAGATAGGTTTCAGAACGAGTGAATACAAGGTCGTTTTCGTTTAGTTTCGTTTCGATCAATTTCTCCAGACCGAGTTCTTTGTTGTCGGTGTAGAGTTCGATGATCAGTTGATTGATTTTCAAATAGTTGATGTTGTCAGCCAGAAAGTCCATGCTCTCAGGATAGTAAAAAGCAATGAATGGAGGCGCAACATCAGTTCGGTTCGTGAATTGATAGTAAGCGTTGGGAAGTCCAATCGAGTCTATCATTTCAGCGACTTGTGCCGTCGTCATGGTAGTATATCCTCCACATTGAATTCTCTCTCAAGAGTGTCCTCGACAGGCTTGATGTGTTCGACGCCCGGAATCCTTCGCCCATTTCTGGCAAGATGTCCGTGCTCCAAGAGATGAGGCATTCCCGGATTGCGGTTGTAAATCACCGCTTCGTGTGTGAGGTTTCGATGGTTTTCAACGGACTTCGTCCACCCTTTTCGATATCTCCCACTGTGAGGAGAGTTTTCAGCGACAGGCGACTTTTCCTTGAGGAGCTGCACACCTTTCGTCGCAACCTTTCCCATCACTTCGCCCATCTTCTCGTCCAACTCGTCCTCGTAGTCCTTCAGGATCTTCTGGATCTCGTCAGCGAGTTGTTCAGGTGTGACCGGTTTACCCATTCGTGCCACCTTCCCTCTGTGCATATAATTCGATGTAATCACCGTCTGTCCCATACGTGCGATAGATAGCGAGCTTCTTTCCTTCGAATTCGCATTTCCTTTCGCCGTCATAGTCGCCGTGAAAGACAGTGAACATCATCTCGGGATTGAGACCGTTTCGCCCTGCGTTGAAGAACTCGCTTCGAGTGATTGAGTTCTTCTTGCAGAAGATGTCTCGTCTCGTCTGGTTGACTCTCTGAACGCCGTCAGCGTCTTTGTATGGAGTTTCTTTGATAAGCGTCAAAACTGCATCCATCAGTTCATTTTTCCTTGCATGATTCTGTTATTGAGCACCCACCGCAGCATTCGAGGCATTCCTTCGAGTGAATCCCTCTTACGCCACAACCATGCAGCATACATGATCACGATCTGTTCGTCTTGCGGATCGGTCAGATCGATGTCAGCTCCCTCAGTCCTGATCATCCTTTCAGCCGAATCAAGGTACTGAGAGAGCCTGTCATCAAATGCGTCTGTGGTGATGCCCAAATCGATTTTCAAACGTTCGAGCATTTAGCCACCTCTTTCACGATTAGGCGTTTGCTGTATCAGATGCGAATGTCATAGCAGCAGTGGGAGTCACGCCGTTGATACCGATCGCAACGAATCCCTCTGCGATAACCGGCTTACCATCATAGCGAGCAGTTCCTTTGAACACAGTCTGATCCTGAACGAAACGAACGTGTTCGGACTGTGCGAGCCTTGTTCCTGCTCTCTCAGCGAGGAGATAAAGTTCGAAGTAACCACCGATGATCACGTTGTCCGGGATAAAGGACAGAACCTCTGCGACACCACCGACAACGGGCATTGTCCCCTGCATGCCAGACACGATTGCGCCTGCTGCGTTGATGGACAGACCCTCTGCGAGGAGTCTTGTTCTTGTGGTCTCGTTCATGCACCAAACTTTCTCGCCACGAGCATATTTGCCTTTAGCTGCACCAGATGCGAGGATGATGTTCTTAAACAGTTTGATGCCGTCAGTGTTTGCTGCGGAAATGCTGATGATATTGGTTGTGTGAAGATCTACCCATGCTCTCTCTGTCTCAGAGTAGTTTGCAGGCTCCTCTGTCTGTGCCAGTCTGGTCACAACACCGAGAGGCATCTTTGTGCCGGTTCCATAGAGGATTGCCTTGTCAAGTGCAAGACCGATCGCCTGTGCAAGAGCAGTCAGGATCTCACCTGCGAGGTCGATGTCGGAATCTTCCAGTGTCGCATTGCAGATTGCGAAGAATCCACCGACCTTGTATCCGTCAACCTCTACATCGTTGAAAACGAGATCGAGTTCGTTCAGATTGGCGCACATCTCCGTCCATACGCCTTCCGGGATCGTTCCCATTACGGCCTCTCTTGCCGTGCCGTTGACCTTGCGAAGGAATACATGCTTGTAAAGTTTGGAATAGTCCTCGATGTTCTCACGAAGGAGACCGATGAAAACGTTCGGGATCAGCAGACCTGCGTTGGTGATCGCTCTCTTGTTGGTAATCGCTTCTCTTGCACGAGCGAGGAATTCCTTCACATCCTCACGCTCAAACATTGCGGTTCTCTGTTCCATATTCAGTTTTGTGAAAAATTTAGATCTAGTGCTCATGGGTTTTACCTCTTCCCTTTTCTCCTCTGTGGGAGTTGTGTCCTGTCTGGACTCTTCAGCTGCGATGTCTTCCTCGATCTTTGCGATCTGGTCGGTGAGAGCGTCGACGGAGTCCTTGTGCTCCTGTCTCTCAGTCTCAAAAGCCTCAACTGCTTCCTCGACGGTCTTCTGTTCTTCCTCTGTCTGCGCTTCACTGATCGCAGTCTCGAGTTCTGCTTCTCTCTTCTCAAACTCTGCTTCTTTTTCTCTCAGAGTCTTGAGGCTTTTGTTCGCTTCGTCCAGTTTCTTACGGAGCATCAATACTTTCAGTGCCATAATCAGTCCTTTCTCAGCTTCGAGAGCTGCTTCTGTTTCCATGCTTCGAGTTCACGCTTCTGGATCTCGTCACGGTCGTGCTCTCTCGCTGAAATACTTGTTTCGGTGTATGCCGGGAATGTGCAGCATGAAATCTCAAATAGATCAACGTCTGTCAAAGTCCAGTGGATGTCACCGTTCTCAGAGATGTCGGTATCTTCTGATCGGATGTCAAACCCGAAAGAACACTGGTCGACATCTCCCCTTTTCACACGTTCGTAGAGGTTCATAGCATCAACATCGTTCGGATTGATGTCGATGTGTCCCCAGAGACCATGTGAATCTTGTCTCAACTGGAGAGTGCCTGACTTCGTTCTTCCCAGAACCAGAGTGGTGTCGTGATTGATGAGTGCTCTGACATCGTTCGCCATCGAGGAAGAAAATGCTCCTTCCTTGATTGACTCACTCATGCCGGGAGCGATTTCATAGTTGCTATTAAAAACGGCGAAATATCCCTCGATGGAGAGCTTTTCGCCATCTTCCCTCGTTTCAAATTTGGTCGGGATTGACCTGATTTCTCGTTTCATTGTTATTCCTCCTGAATCAGCTTTTTCTGCTTTCCGCTCATGTCATACGGCAAATAGTTTTCAAGCACCTTGTATTCCTTCAGGCCGGCAGGAGGCATGTGCATCCGTGTTCGCCATTCGTCGCCATTGACGAATCCTCTGTCTGATCCTGCGAGTAGGATGTCAGACATTGATTTCATGTCGAAATCCATCAGTGACCAGACATTGAAATCGA